AATGATTATATAACACTCAAGATTAGTAGTGGTGTTCGTAGAGCACCATTTGCTATTGAACTCTTTGGTGAAAGTAGTCAAGGTAAAACTACTTTAGGTGATCAGTTAGTCGACGCTTTGTTGCGTAGCGCCAATTTACCTCTTGGAAAGGAGTATCGAGCTTCATATAATCCAGGAGATAAATATATGTCTAACTGGGCGACAAATAAGTTAGTTATGTTTATAGATGATATGGCTAATGATAAATCTTCTTTTGTTGAACGGCCACCAACCCGTGTTATCATTGATGTTTGCAATAACCAACCTTACTATGCTAATATGGCAGATTTAAGTAGCAAGGGTAAGGTTTTTGTTGAACCATCCATTGTGGTTGTTAACACGAATATAAAGGATCTGGACGCATATGTTTATTCAAATTGTCCTCATTCAATTCAAAGACGTATGCATGCAGTTATTGAAGTACGTGCAAAAAAGGAATTTCAATTTATCGTTGATGGTCAATCTCAAGGTATAGATTCTTCTAAAATAAGAGCCAAATATAAGGAAACTGGTGTGGAACCAACTTTTGATGATATATGGCTGTTAACTGTAACGAAAGCTAGAAAACCTAGAAATCTTTATGAAATTGCAACTTATACTCCCGTGTCTTTCCGAGGAAGTGAATTGGTTGATGTGTCTTTTTCAATAGTGCTTCAGTATTTAATTGAGTTGTATAGTGAGCACCGTGAGAATCAAGATGATATAATATGTCGCATGGGCACTCGTAATAAGACTCTGGAAATTTGTCCGCACGAAGGTTGTGTACAAATGTCGGGTTATTGTGATTTGCACGATCATTTGTACAATGAAAAACAAATGGGTGCTGAATTTGGTGATACTATAATTGAGTCCACTTCAAGAGCAGTAGGTGTTGTTACTGAACGTGTATCCAACGATCTTTTTGGTTCAAGTTCAGCTGTTGAGGGAGTTGTATCTCTGGGTTTGTTAACATCTGCGAAAATATTTGCCCGGCATTGGGATTGGTTATCAATAGTACCCAAAAGTTGGGTAGAAAATGAGAAGTTTCAAACATGTTTAATGTGTTGTGACTCACCAAAACTTGTACGTAATTATTGGCGTAGGACCCTAATAACTTGGGGTTTGGCAGGTTCTTGTGTAGGCTTGTCAGCTTGGAAAAGTTCGCGTACAGTGACCATAGGTCTCTTTGGTTCCTTGTTCACATTATGTGGGATGAATCAGTGTTTTATGGCAAGCTCAGTTCAGAATGCATATCGTAAAGAGCTTTTAGATCGTAATGTTATTTCACCTAGCTTACAATATTGGCGAGATAAGCATGCGCCAGATCTCTGGCGAGCTGCAGGTGTTCTTGGTTCACTTTACGCTATTGCCCGATTATATCGTCGTTGGGCTAGTTATAAGGCCCAAGGTTCACTTGAACCAATATGTGAAGAGGATATTGTTAAGCGAGATGCTGAGGAAAATATTTGGACGACAGTTTCTAAAAGGAAATTGCCAATGACCATGTATTCAAAATGCATTTCACCACTTGAGCTTTCTGCAGTAGTAGATAAAAATTTAGTTTATGGAACAGCAGTTGGTGGTGATCAGAAATTGATGGTTAATGGTTTGTTCCTTTGCTCAAATGTAGTTGTTATACCAGACCATTATTTTGCTGAGCATGATGTTCTATCTGTAACTTTCCGTAAGGAGAATCCCGATGATGCTG